AAAATGTACCTGGCATATTATTTACAGAACAACTTACATTAATATTAATGTTTAATGCTCCTTTTAGATTCGTTGGTTTCTCAACTTTATATGAACCATTATTATAAAAACCTTGTGGGTCTGATAATGTATTATACCATGGTAGTGTAACCCAACTACCTGAAGGTAAATTTATATCTGTCATTCCACTTCCACTTATTGCACCTATTTTTATCTTACCATAAGTTTCTAAATCAACATCACTATATTCAGGATATTTTAATGAATTATTACAAATCATATAAATATCATCCCACATAGGTTCATTAAAAAACGATGATGTGTAAGTATAACCTGTTTCTTCAAATATTGCATCCCATACTGCCTTTACTCTTATTGCAGGTTTAAAGTTTTGTACCGTTAATGCACCATCAACATCGTTCATTCCAAATGTTTGTAAATTACTCTGTGCAAATTGATATCCACTTCCATAATCTGCTAGGGGATAAACTATATCTCCACCAAATAAACTACCATTCCAACTTGCCGAAATATTATCGTAAGATGAAGTGTGATTTAATGCTGATAGTGTTGATAAATCAGTTAGATATAATCTATTAATATCTCTACCAAATGATGAAAGAGTACCGAAAATAGTTACTTCATAAGAATCAATGAATTTATTTTCTAATAGATTTATCTTATTCAATTGTAAATATCCTTGTGAAAGATATACAGAATCAAAATCAAAGTATGCTGGAACCTTCTGGTTGGTTGCAAATATAAAAGGGTTATCAATACTTATATCGTAACAATGTTCGAAAAATGCGTTGTTTGTCTTCGTTCCAGGTAGGGTTATCTGACGAGTGAAATCTGATGGTAATTGTCCAATATCAAAAAGACCTGTTATGTTATTTGAGATTTTAATATCTTCATCTTCAAATAGGTCTAATTCTGTTCCATCTGCTACTAATCGAAAAGTAAACGCTTGTGTAGATATTACTCCCATTACATTATAAGTTTATAAGATTGTCCTAAGTTGAATTCAAATGAGTATTGTATTAATTTATCTACTACACCTGTCTTAAATGATATATTAGATGTACTAATACTTAATGGTCTTAATTTATTATAATCAGTTTCATCATATATCCAATAGATTTCATCACTTACCATCAATTGTTTAAAAATATCGTTATAATCTTCGTATACCCAATCTGTATTTACTTGCAAACTTTGCTTAGTATCTACTATATAATCTAACATAGAACTATTGTATGATTCATAACTGAATGATGAACCTTCCCATGTTCCTAATGTTGGTTGATAAGTTCTCTTAGTTGTAGATAAACTTTCTCTGTTTACCATATTAAAGTTAAACCAATCAAACTGTCCAAAACGATTTTTCCATTTGATTCTTACATTTGGATACTTTTTAGGACAAACTATTTCGTAACGGATTGTAGAACCTAATGCAGTTCCTCCGTTAAATGGTTGAATTGTATACCAATCTATACTACTTGATAATGGAAATCCACTCTGTGCAATTCCTATTGGATAATCATCTATTTGACCTGTTGTTGCAGTGGATGATGATAAGAAATAAGTTGCATTACCAACACTACCGCTGTATATAATTCTATCTGCAACTGTTCCACCCAATGTTCCTACTGCTGCTCCACTTACACCTTTATTATTTAAAAATGTACTCTGTGTTACAGGCCCATCAGTTAATAAAGGATAAAATTGTGATAGTGTATTTAGTTGTTGTCCTATTGTTTCAGGAAAGATACCATATCCATCTAATGCTTTATATAAACTACTTTTTACATGCGAACCTGTTTCAAATGTAGTACCAACCAAATATTGTGGATAAAAATCTACTGCGAAATAAACTACGTTTGAAGAATTTTGTTGTAATAAATCTGTAAGAGTAGAGTTTATAATTCTATTCAAATCAAAGATACCAACGGTAGAAGTGTTTGGATATTTTGAAATTGTATAATCTGCTAAAGAACCTGAATCTAAAACAGAACCTGTCCAATAGTATAATTCACCAACATACTGAAATGATTGTGATGTTAAATTAACCAAATTACTTTCTGCTACCGTAAAGATAATTGGTGATTGTGCTAAAGATGCTGTTGCCGGAGTTTGTGTTATTGATAAAGCCATCTAATAATCTTTTCTTTTATAACCAACAAACTAAAAAAAGTAATTGATACTAAAATTCAGATTCCATTTTACTTAGTTCATCATCTATACCTGCCAATAAAGTATCACCTAATAAATCGTATATATCGTTTAATGCTTTCTGAACTATTGGTTCTCTTAATGCAGTTTCAACAAAATTTATTCTATCAGGTACATTTTTAGTTTTACCATTTCTTACAGTAGAACTAACCGTTGGGTCATTCCACCACATACCATACTCTGCTCCATCAGGTGCATAATCAATAGTAAATGTAATTTTTTTTAAAGGAATTTGTTTTGAACCACCTTTCTGAACATTTAACATTGTATTAAGGTTATTAGCCTTTAACAATGCCCTTCGTAGATTACCTGTTTTCTTAGGAGCATTCGCGGCAACTCTTTTAGAGATTATATCTGCTAATGAGTTTGCTTTACGGATTACATCATTTATTGATTTAGCCATATTATCTTACTTGCGTTACCGTTAGGATTATAGATGGAATTGAAGGTATATTGCCTGTTGCATTTTCTGTTAATAGAACAGCATCTCCATTTGTTGATTGCCATACTATTTCAAAGTAATCATTTGCAGCTGCATCTACAACATAATTCCATGCTGCAATCAATTCTTCATTATTTGCTAATACAACATGCCCTGCTGATGCCGCTACATTAGTTCCGTTTTTCTTTAACCAAATATATACATCATCTGCTCCACTATCTGCTAAGATTTGTGCTGAGAATTGTATGTTGTATGTTCCACTATTTGCTAATGTAATTCTACTATTAGATACAATTGACACACCACTTGATATATCAGTTACTTCAAAATTCATTGATTGAGATACATTTGCACTACCTGATTGTGTTACACCACTTTGGAATGCACCTACGTTAAATTGTTTATTACCATTTGCAAAGAATGAACTACCACTTTGAATAGTTGTTGTTCCATTAATATCAACAGAACCTGTAATTGAAACACTACCCGTTGCTATGATTGCTCTACTTGCATTTGCATTCGTTCCATCTACGGTTAATGCTGCTTTTGAAGAACCACCTACTGATTGAGAAACAAACATACCTTTATCAACATATACACTTCTAACAAAACTAGTATCTGCTCTCATATCTAATATCATAGAAGTTCCTAAGTAATCTAAACCTCTTTTATCTGCTCCAGGAGCTCCCGCACTACCAGTATTACTTCCACTACTCATATTAAAATAAGTTCCACCACCACCAGGTATAGATACATTACTACCGTTTACTTGTAATCCCCATTGGAACTCAGAACCGGTATATGCATTTAATTGATTTGCTGTTAAGTTAACGTTGAATGCGTATGGTTGTCCTTGATACTGATAAACCTTTAAGTTATCTTTACCATATGATGTATTAAATACTCCTGCTACACTTCCTGTTGATTGTTGGTTATATTGTATTGCAGTTGTTCCACTATCAGTTACTAATATTTTAGATGATGTTATTTCACCACTACTATTAATATTAAGATTTGAACTTGTTACTGTAAGGGAACCTGATACGTTTAATGTTCCTTCTATAAATGTGTTACTACCACTATCAATTAACAAACCTGTCTTTCTTGTTGTTGAGTTTCCTGTTCCTACTGCGAATACTACATTAGATGTTTTATTTCTAATACCATCATTTGCATTATATCTACCAAAGTATGCAGAACCTTGTGAATTAAAATCAGTTCCAAGAGAACTAGCACTTACAATTAATTGATTACCACCTATTATAGTTCTATTGGAACTATGATATGCATTAGTTCCAATAATTGTTGTATTTGTAGGGTCTACAAAAAGAGTATTTTGACCACCTAATATTGTATTTCCGTTAATGAAAACTCCGTTGTTAGTTCCTGTTGGTTGAGTTCCTTGTATAGTAATTGTATTAGCTGCTCCACCAATATTATTTCCATTCAATGTTACACTACCAAGACCCGCACTACTACTAAAGAAATTATTATTTAATGTAAAACCAAAATCATTTATATTATTACTATTCATTGAAACCGATGAAGAGTTTACATTTAATGATAACGCTCCATTTAAGATATTATTAGTAAACGATAATGATGATGATAAATTTGCTTTATTTGCAATCACTGTTAAAGTTCCTGGAATTTCATTACCTGTCATTGTTAATCCACTTTGTATACCTCTTGCGTGGTTAGCATCACTACTTCCAATACTTACAGTTCCTAAAATACTATTAGCACTTATTGTCCATGCAGAGGAACTTGCAGGTCCTCTCATAATTAGAGTTGTACTATTACCACCAAAGTAGTTATTATTCATAGTAGGACTGATTGTCATACTACTACTAATTTGTGGAACATTACTTCCGTTCAATATTACATTACCACTACCACCTATGTATCTATTGAATCCTGCAGTTGCAGCAGCTGCATTAGTTAATAAATTACTACTACCTGAAACTATTGTAGTTGCAGTATTATTATTAGTTTTGAATATTATATTTCCAACACCTGCTGAACTTGCATTAATATGAGTTAATGAAGATGAAGTAAATCCTTTTGAAAATAAAACTAAAGAGCCACTATGGTCATCTAAAGTTATTTGATTTAATAAATCTACATCACTTAAGGTTTGTTGTCCTGTAAATATATTAGAACCTGTTGTTGCAAAACTACCTGTATTTATACTTCCACCACCCGTAATTGTTACTGATGCTGTTCCTGCACTTACTGATGCACTTACACCAGCACCTATAAAATTAAATGATGTTGCGTTTCCTAATATAGTTCCTTCATCTTGTACTGATACGTTTCCACCTGCTGAATTAATTCTTGTATCAAAAGATGCAGAATCATTTTTATATTGAGAGCCAGAGAACGTTTGTAATAAACCTATTGAAGAACTATTAGTTCCTATGTTTACACTTTGAGTTGTATCAGTAAAATATAAAGATGCTGATAAATTAGTTAAACTACTTGTTGTTGCAAAAGTTGTATTCTTAAAATCTTGAGATGATGTGTATGTGTTAAAAGATGCAGTAGTTACTAATGAACTTGTATCTACACTACTACCAGTTATTGCTAATATTCTACTACTAAAAGATGCACTATCTGTTTTGTATTGAGAACCACTAAATGTTTGTAATAAACCTACTGATGTACTAATACTTGCAGTGAATGTATTTGTTGATTGTGTATATGCATTAAACGATGCAGTAGTTACCAATGAACTTGTATCAACATTTCCACCACTTCCTGTTAAGTTTGCTGCGTATATATTTCCACTAACATATAAATTCTTATTAGTTGAAAAAGATACACCCACACCATTACCTAAACCATCCTGAAGTTCAGTTGGAGTTACACTTGCTGTATTATCACTCCCTAAATGAATTAGAGAAATAAAACTTTGTGATATGTATAAATTACTTAAGTTTCCCATTTATTATTATTTTTTTTAATCGTTTATCCAAGTTCTAAAATCTGCGTTAGGTGCTGATGCCCAAGTTGCTGGTGTTGTTCCCCACTTCTTTGGGTTTGTCCATAATTCACATAATGTACATTCTTCATAGTTTTCTAATGGTAGTGCTAATATAGGAAGGTTTACATAATCCCAACTTTCACCACTTATTTGTTCTATTATATTATAACAAACTAAATTATCATAATTTGTTGATGCCGATGGAACTATTTTAGTAGAAAATACTTGTCCTACTTCTGCACTCCCACTTATCACCGCCGTATATTCATCCCCACTAATACATTCTCTAATTAAATAACCATTATCCAAGGGGTTAATCAAAAAAAAAAGACAACGATCTTTGTTGTTATGAGTGGTTAGATTGAAGGTGGCCGACCACCCTGCCAATCCATTGTTGAACCTATCACTAAAAGGTGAACAGGTTATATCCCCATCTATATCAAATGCCTGCACACCTCTCTGAGTATATGCAGTTAAATCGTTTAATATTCCTAATGTGTTATTGTGTATATCTATTGTATCATCTACTCCCTTAAAGTAATCTATTGATTGTTGATTAAGAGAACCTGATGATTCGTTATTTTTATTTTTAACTTTATCTGCTACTAATAATTGTACAGTATAATTAGTTGTATTTACTCCAAAGGAAGTATCAGTTATCTGTAAGTTTGCTACAGGATAAGCTGGAAATTCTTTTGTATCAAAATCTGCAATATCACCGAAAGTTGCCACACCAATACTCGGATGATTCTTCATTATTGTTTTAAAATAATTTATAATATTGTAGTAAAGGGTATAGTTTACAGCTGAATTATGTACGATTTGTTGACTCATATTAATTATAATTGAACACCTGAAAAATACTGATTTGTTTGATCAGGATAGATTTGTGTTTGGTTACCAACTGATTCTAAGTATTGAGGTATATTTTGAGAATATGCAATTAAGTAATTCTGTAATCTCAATGCGTAGTAATCTGCGTTATTCAATGCTTTTGCTAATAAGTAATCTATTTCACTCTTAGATGGAGCTGTTCCTTGTTCACTTTGTTGTTTTACACTACCATTTGATTTAAACTGAATTGAACTAAATGGAATATATTCTACACAACCATACCATATCAATGCGTTCTTAATATAATCATCCAATAGATCCTGATAATAAGAAGATAAACTACTAACCGTTCCTGCAGTGATTTGTGCCTGTAAGTAATCAAATAGGACTGTTCCTAATAAGTTCTTTAAGTATTTATCTTGCGCTGTTCTAATAAATGGTAACAAAGCATCTGCATCGATTGCTCCTTGCAACGGTGAGTTCTTTATGATATCATTTCTACTTATGAATAATGCGTATGCCATAATTATTTTTTTAATATTTCGTATTCTTTTTCGAAGAATGTTGGTTTAACAAATTTCTGAGGTTCTTCTACTTTTACATCCCCACTATCCTCTATTGTTTCATCCTTACTTTCTTCTGTTGTTGCTGGATTTTCCATTGCTTTATTTGTTTCATCTTCAACTTGCTCTACTGTTTTATTTTGCTCCTCTGCTTGCTGAGAAAGAATTACTAATGGAGTTAATTGTTCAAAGTATAATTCAGTATCACCATACCCTCCTATGTTTAACACATAATCCAAAGAATTTAGGATAAGGTTTTGGAAAGGAGCTATCGTCATTGTTTGTAAAATACTGAATGCTGTTTTCATTTCTTCACTTTGAGAACTAAAACCATTGTTCTGTGTTCTTACACCAAACAAAAGGGGTGATGTTACTCTATGTGCTACTAATATTCTATCTTGCACATATTCTGCAACATACTGATGTTTCTCATGTAAGTTAGGAATATCAATTGTATCGATTGTAGGTTTGTTTGCCGGGTCATCATTGAAAGATAACATAAATCTACCTGCGTTATCAGTACCCGTAAATTTGGCGTGTACTAAATCCTCTATCGTTTGTCTTTCCTCAGGTGCTGGAACTCCACTATTAAAGTTTAACATTACTGCTGGTAAGAAACCATTTGTAATATTCTGATAATGTAAGTTAGAGATTTCACCTTCACTTAAACTAAATTGTAATGCAGATACCCAATCAGGTAAAGAGTAATAGTATAAACCTGGCTGATAATTCTTAATGTAAAGTATTTCAAACTTCTCATTAGATGTACCAAATGCAGGTATTTTCTTTTTATTTTTTACTGCTCTCTGGTCAAACCAATCTGTACAATAAAAATAATTTTGTATTTTAGGTTCACCGTATAGTTTCTCTGCTCTTAAATTCTGAATAGGAATATGAAATAATTTTACAATCTTAGTATGTTCTGCGTTCCAATATACCTGAAATGCTGAGTTACCAAATAACTTCAAATCAAATGCTACTCTCTTTGTTTCTTCTTGTGGTAATATCTTTTGAAGTGTTTGGTTAAAGATTTCATTCTTAGAATAAATTCCTTTACCAAATATTAAATCTGATAATCCTTCCACACATGCTGCGTTTGTTGTACTAACATTATATGCTGATGTTACTGCTGAAAAGAAATCATCACTACCATACACACCAAATGGAACATAAGGATGACGAGTTTTCGTATCCTCAATTATCACCGGTAACATATTGTTCTGTGGGTTATTTACTATGCTAAAATTTGCTGTTTGTTTCATGTTAAATTATTATATATTCATTTGTACTCTCATTTGAAATATATTGAGTATTCTGTGTTTTATAAACTGCTTTATCAACTGATTGTGATTGATATACTTGCAAAGAACCATGCCAAATTGGTTCACTACTACCTGAATTTAATACTCTTACTCTAAACTCTTGTCCTGTATATGCCCCACTTATACTTGCAGTAAATGCTAATAAGTTTTCATACGAAGTAAATGATGAACTAACTAAACTCGCTGTGGAATTAGTTTGTGTTATCATATCTTGTAAAGACATTGTAAATTGATTAGATGAAGTATTTTCTGTTCTAATCGTATAAGAATTGGTATTATTAAGGTAATAACTCAGCATTATCTATGTTTTATCTATACATATATAACATTTAACTCTTACAAAGTTATTAAATAAAAAAAGGGTATCTGTTAGAATACCCTTTAATATTTTCTATGCTATTATACTGATTAACTACCGTATACGATAGTACCATTGTTTAACACACCTGCTGTAAGTGCTGCTGTTGTTGTTGAACCAGAAATCCAAATTGCTGGGAATTGTTCTTGTCCGGTAAATGTTGCAGAATAACCATAAAGGTCACCCATTGCACCACCAGTTTGAATAGTTCCACCTGTTAAATCTGCACCTTCTTTGTATCCAACTAAAAAAGCATCTCCGTTCATTGTCCAAACTATGATTTGAGGTCTTCCCCATGCCATAAGTTTTAACTGTGTTGTCATCTCATTTGTTAACTTCTTCAAATTCAAAGTTAATTCTTGAGAGAAAAACGTAGTTCCGTTTTCACGAGATGTATTAACTGTTTCAGTATAAGCACTTGTTCCTTTCAATTCATAATAATAAACTGATGAACTTGCTGGTAAAGCTGTAATGTATGGTAAAGCACCTGTACTTCCATCTAATGAACCAGAAACGGTGAAACCGCCTGATGCATAGTTGATAAAGTAAACACCTGCCAAACCACCAATTGACTCTTTACAAGGTTCGTTTCTTCCTAATGTTAATGAACATGCCATAATGATAAGTTTTTTGTTTTATTAAAAAGGGTGAGTGTTACCCCACCCTTTAATTAGTTGGTTAAATTATGCTTTGTAGTAAGCGATATCAGTTGCGATACCGATTTGAGTACCAGCTGTGTATCTCATAATCACTCTAAAGTTCTGAGAACCGTCTAAATCTGCCATATCTAATACTTTTACAGTATTGTAATCAGATAACAAGCCTGTTCCAAAGAATAGATTTGATTTTTGTGCTGCTACCATAGTAGATGCTGTCATACCAGGACAAAACGCGATTTCGATACCATTAAAGTTAAGTGGTTTTTCACCTACGTTTAATTGATTCATGTACCCGTTTGCACCTTGTGCACCACCAGCTAATGCTTGTTGGTAAGCTTTGATAACGTTTGTTGGAGCGTAGATCATTAAATCTTCTTTACCATAAACTGTGTTAGGTATTGCATTTACTAATGAATCTAATGCTGCTAATACGTTTGCTGAAGTGATACTTCCACTTGTTGAAGCAGAAACAGCTGCACTTGCAGTAATTGTGTTATACAAACCACCGAATTGACCGTTAGCTGAGTTATCACCTCTCCAAATAGATTCTTCAGTAGATTGAGCTACAACACCACCAACATAAGAGATTAAATAATCTGTAAAGTTAGCAGGGATTGTATCAAATGCTGAATAACCCAATTGTAATGCATTCCATGAATCTACAAACTCTTGCTTACATAATTGTAAGTTAACTTGTAATTCTTTTGGAGTGATAACTTGCTCAGATAATACTACTGAACCAGTGTTACTTACGAAATCACAACTAGCATCATTTACTAAGTTTGATGTAGTTAATCTTTGAATAACTTGCTTAAACTTTACGTTTGGTAAAATTGTAATGTACTTGTTATCCAAAGTTTTTGCTGATAACAACGCTGCTGCGATGTATTGTCCAGCAAATTCACCTGCATAAGAAGCCGGATTCGGATTCGAATATGTAGGATTAAATTTTTGAATGTTTTTCATTTGTTAAAATGTTTTTTTATTAATTAATTATTTATATAATTTTGATAAGAACGTAGATTGTGAGTTCGATACTTTCTTTCCAAATCTATTTTTGTTTTCTTCTGATGAGAACTTATATCCTTCTTCAATTGGAGCACCATCTAATTTAGGTAACTCTTCTTCCATTTCTTTCTCATCTTTAACTTCCATTTCAATTTCTGTCATCTTAGTTAATTTCTTTTCCATCTCTTCGATTCTGTATGACATCTCTTCGATTTTCTTCATCATCTCTGGCATACCCATTTCTTCTTTATCATCATCAGCTGGAATTGTTTCAACTTCTTCAGTTTCTTCATCTTCTGATACTGTTGGTTCAATTTCTGCTAACATAGATGATGGTTTCAAATCTTTAACTTGCTCACCTGCACCTTTTGTATCTTTTTTATCATTTACTGCAGTTGGGTCACCTTCTAATGGTTCAGTTTGGATTTCTTCAGCTTTTAACTCAACATTTTCTCTTTCTACAATTTTACCATCTTCTGTGATAACTTTCAAAAGAGTTTCATTTCCTTCTGTATCTTTCAACATAAGTTCGTGAGTTCCGTTTGGTGCTGGAGATTTAGTTCCATCTTCTGATACTACGAATAGTTCTTCACCTACATCGAATGTTGCTGATTCTACGATTGTTCCATCAGCTAATTTTGCATATGTTAAAGCTACTTCTTCTTCTAAATTTAAAAGTTTTGCAACTTTACTTAATACTTGTTTTGCGTTCATATTAGTATGTTTTTAATTATTTAACAATTTTATATATTTTTGTATTGATTTTTTTAA